GCCGATAGAGCTTCGCATAGACCATCCACTGGCCTTGGTCGCTCTTCTCATACGAGAAGAACGGGTATTGCACCTCAAGGGCTTTGATGGTCGAGCCGCTGTCGTCGAACTCTGGCTGACACCACTTGGCTCGCAGCGTGTGAATCGCAGGGCAGCCGTTGACGAGCGCCACCACGGAAACCGCCGTGCCGCACGCCTCAGCGTTGGCTAGCGCATCCACGCACGCCTCGGGGAAGCAGGCGTGCCGCATGAGCAGCCGCAACCATGCCTCGTAGAGCTGCGCCATCTCGTCGGGCATACCCTCGCCGAGTAGCCGCTCGTCATCGTCTGCGGCGGCGCTGATGCCAGGGAATCGACCTTCGCCAAGCGCGAAGTCGCAGTGCTGCCGAATCGCTGCCTCCACGATGGAGTGCACGATATTCGGCGCGCGCTCCATGAGCGGCACGTCTTGCTTCGGGTTGAAGAAGTCGGGGAGGCCTTCGTACTGCTCGCCAACGACGTAGCGCTCGAGCCTGTCGAGCTTGCGATACCGCGGCGAGAGCCATTGTTGCGCAAGTCGCTCGGCTTGCGTAAAGCCCGCGATGTTGGTGGCGTAGAGGCCGTGCATCAGCGCGTGATGGCCTGGCCGATGATCGTGACGGACTGCGCAGCGCCGGCGCTCGTCCCAGCTCCACCGTCGAACAGCAGGCGCATCATGTCACCCCACGCACCACCGAGGATGGTGTCAACCGGGAGCGCAGCGTTGAGGCCAGAGCCGATCGTGGTGGCAGCGGTCACAGCCGTGGTGCGGTTGACCTGATACGCACGAAGCGATGCGGCAGCGCCCGCGCTCAGCTGCGGGAAGTGCGCGTAATCATACCAGGTCGTGCCGCCGTCGTACGAGGTTTGCAGGTACACGTCGAGCGTGCCACCGGTGCCGCCTTGCAGGTTGCCGATGATGGTCAGCGCATCGAAGCCGGAAAGACCGCCGACGATGCCAGTGCTGGGCTCGTTCGGGCTTGCGGCGCTTGGGCTCGTGGCCGTGATGGTGACAATCTTCGGGCGCATGGTTCATCCCCAGTCAAACGAGCCATCCGAGAAGCCGGTGGCGCGGTAGGCCTTGGTGTGTAGTGCGTCGAACGCTGCAACGAACGCGTCGACCTGGTCATCGTGTCGGTCTTTGATGCCTGTGAAGCTACAGACCTCGTCGACGAAGTCTCGCAACCACGGCGCCTCACGCGGCACGTGCACGCGTTGGCTTGACCACGCCGCCGCGGTCGAGGTCGCTCGTGAGAGCTTGTCCATCTTGGCCGGATCTGGCCGAAACGGGATGCCCTCGCGGCGCAGAAAGTCGACCGTGCCCTTCTCGGTGCCGCCGATGTAGCCATACAGCTTGGCACCTGGGAAGCGCTCGGTGAGCTCGCGCAGCGTCGCGGCAAACTCGGTTGCCTTGGCCTGCATGCGTCGCACGTCGAGCACGTACCAGGCGTCGAGCTGTGCGTTGTGCGCCATGACTACCGCGACGCTGTAGTCGGCGTAGCTGCTCTCGCTGTACGCGAGGTCGATGCCGATGCTCACGCGATATGTCTCGGGGAGCTTGTCGTAGAAGGACACGCCCGAGAACAGCTGCCCGCCTCGAGGTCGCGGGCTACCCATGTAGAGCGCCCACCAGTCGTGCTCGCCGACATCACGGCGCACGCGCTCGAGAAACTTAGGCGGTCGCTTGTACCAGAGGCTCTTGCCCTCGTCGTCGAGCGCCGGAAGGTTGATGACCTCCCATGCTTGCCCCTCTTGTCGAGCGAGCTCGCCGATGAGGTCGTCGGGATGCCACCTCGTGTGGCATACGATGATGCTTGCGCCTGGGTGCACGCGCGTGAGAGCGGCGCTTGTCCACCAGTCGCGAATCTTGCCGCGCACGAGCGCGCTGTCGGCCTCCTCGCGGTTCTTGTACGGGTCGTCGACGACCAGCACGCCCGAGATGCCGTGGCCTGTTAGCGGGCCGCCTACGCCGGTAGCGAGCAGTCCACCACCTGCGTCGGTGCGCCACTCTGCCATGGCTGAGGAGTCGCCGCGGAGCTTGACCCCTGCGGCGCGAGCGTAGTCACGGCAGAGCCGCGAGCGGCTGTGCGCGTAGTCTGCGCCGTACGAGGTAAAGGCGTTGGTCTTGTCGGGCTTGGCTGCGATGAGCTGCGCAAGCCCGTGCAAGATACAGAACGTCTTGCCGTGCTGCGGAGGCACCGACACGAGTAGCCGCACCTCTTCGCCGTTGCGGATGCGGTCGAAAGCGCGACACAGGGCGCCGAGGTGCCGAGGCTCCTCGAGCAGCGGCGACACGCGAGGCACGAACTCCGCGAGCGGCAGGCGCCACAACGGCCTATTCGCCGCGCGCTGCACTGCCCAGGCTTGGAGTAGGGGCGTCGTCATGGCGCCGAGAGTAGGAGGGCGCGCACGCGGAGGGGAAACACGGCGCGCCCAGCTGACGAGGGACCGACGCCAGCACCACGCCCAACGAGGGAGACACGTCTAGCTGTGGCGAGCAAGAGCATATGCGATGCGCGAATCACTGTCAACCGCGTCGAGTGTAGGGCTCGACTCTGAGCTATCTACCACGCCTGCGAACATCCGCGCTAGTGCAGCGTGGCGAGCGTAGGCATTCCGCTCGACCCCATGCGCTCTGCCCATGCACACGCACCGGCAGATGTTGCACGCTGCGGTCTTGCAGCGCTTGCCGCATGCATGAGGCGAAGCCACGGGCGACACATACACCACGCGCAGCCATCGCAAACACCTCGGGCACGTGCGCCCAAAGCCAGGGAGCGGCAGCTGCATGCCGTCGCATGGCGTGGCGTCGTCGAGCTCGGTCACCACGAGCTGGCACGCGTCGCAGTGACCAACGAGCTTCAATCCTCCACCATCTCCCATGCCATGGACCACTCGGCCTTGGCGCCGATGACCTCGGCAATCCCGGCCACCTGTCTGTACCGGAACACCGTGTCAACGTCGATGCCGAGCTTCTCGGCGATCTGCTCGTCGGTGAGGTCCTGCCCCGCGAGCCTTCGGATGAGGTCCGCGTCGAGGTCGACCTGGTGGACGCCGCGAGCCTTGTTGAACTGCCACGTCGCGGCGAGCCGCTTTGACATGCCGTGCGACAGTACCACGAGCGGGATGTAGTCGCAGTCGAGCCAGTCCGAGCCATGGATCATGCGTCTGTGCGCGCCGTCGATGACCACGAACCGCTGCTGTTCGTCGTCCCAGATCGTCACCACGGGGAAGCACACCCCATTGTCGAGGATGCTCTGCTGGAGCAGAGCCATCTTGTCGGGCGACACGCTGTTCGGGTTGTACAGGTTCTCGAGGACAAGCTCGACGCGCACGAGCATCGTGTTCATGCACGGCACTTCGACCCTGCCGTGCGTCCGGCTCGTGATGTAGACGGGCTGCATTGCCGCACGCGCCTCGTGGAACTGCTCGATCGTGTCAATGCTACGCATCACAGGGTCTCCTCGTAGTAGGCGATGAGTTCGTCGCGAGGGTCGGGCTTGTTGTTGACGGCGAGGTTGTTTTCGTAGTCGTTGCAGACGAGCTGTCGGCACTGCTGCCTGGCCACGTATTCGTTGTCCAGATGCCGCGCAAACCGATCGCGGAAGATGGCCTGCGCCTTCGGATCGGGGTGCGTCGCGAGCAGGTTGTCGCGGTAGGACCGCCACGACTTCCACTGCCGCGGGAGCTTGCGGCAAGCAAACAATTTGGCGCTCTTTGCGGTCTCCTGCGCGAGCGCGATCCCCTTGATCCGCTTCTGGAGGCGGGCGTAGGTCTTTGGCTCAAACTCAGGCAGGTCGGCGATCGACTTGAAAGAGCGCTCGTGGATGAGCGAGGACACGCGCATCTCGGTGAGCGGGTAGCCCTTTTTGTGCTGGAAGTCGTAGATCTTCGAGTACCGGAGCTTTTGCTCCCAGAGGTACTTCCAGACGTCGTGAAAGTTCCAGTCAAAGATTGGGTAAAGGGACCAGTTCTCCTCCTTCCGCGTGCCCCAGAACACGCGCTGCCCACCGATCTGAATTGGGTTCTTGGCGA